TATTAAAATATCCATAAGTGGCTGCCTCGATTGTCCTTCGAGATTCATTCGCATAACCCACTTCTCCGCTTGTAGTTTCGTAAATATAGCCGAAAGCCATCTGAGCGTAATAAGCGGCTGCTGTGTAGCAATCGGTTGGACTAGCTGCTGACGTGGTGAATTCATAGACTCCGGGCGTATCGACGACATCTATTGACACTCCGGAATCGGTCAGAATTCGATTTAACCTGTCATCGTCGTATTCTTTAGGCCAGCTAATTGTATGAGTAATGACGCGAGCCATATCCGCCAAAGGTGAGACTGCGGTGATTGTATGAATAACGACCTTGGCGGTTGATCCGCTGGCTTGCAAAGCACTTGAAATCGATGAAACTTTTCCAGTAAAAACTGTGGTAGGTGTGCCGGTGAAGTTATCTACTGTTATGATAACAGAGGAGTTTAGTGTGACGTCTAATGTGCTGTTATTGTCATTTTTGATTCGGATAGTGGCATAACCATAACGAGGTTGTTCCCATATGGTTGAGCGTCCATAACTTACATTGACGCCATTAAGCGAATCGCTTGTGTAATCCGTTCCGCCAATAGTTACTGTGGGATCAATAGTCCAAGACATTAGTCTGCCCTAGTTGCAAATCGACTGACTCCAAGGTTTGAGAAAGTTCCTGAAACTGCAGCCTCGTTGTTCAATAAGTCGGCAATCTGGCGAGCGGTTGAGGCTGGGTCAATCGCACCATTAATTACTATATTTACAAAGCCATTATCATCGGGGCGCAAAACGCCGCGTCCGCCAAATGCTCCCGTTCCTGTTTGGGTAAATCCAATAAAATCGCGAACAAATTGGCTAGGGTTGGTAATTCCTGGGATGGTAAATATAGGCGTTCCAGAAGTACCGGAATTCGACGTATCTGTTCCTAATACTGTACCCGTGCCAGTTGGGTTGCCAATAACAAGATTTCCCCCGCCACCGGTTTGCGGTTTTCCGAAAACAGTTCCGCCCCCAGTCGTAGGGCTGCCGCCAAATGGCAATCCACCCGGCGCGACTGTATTAGACCCAGTAGATCCGCCGCTAGACCCGAAATTAAGTGGGGAAATTGTTGGAGTATTTGCGCCGCCGGTAAGTGCGTTTTTTGCTCTAATAAGCGCGTTTATTCCCGCAATGGCCGCATTGATAATCGGCTCAAGAGCTTTAAGAGCAATAGAAACCGCTTGAACTATGCCACTAGCAACTTTGCTTAAACCAGAAATCGCATTTCCAAGAGTAAATGTGATAAATGGAACTAGAGTATTTTTACCGAATTCATAAATAGACTTAAGCGCGTCTTCATTATCTTTGAAAGCCTTGATGACTGGATCAATAGCGACTTTCTTGAATTCTTGAAGTTTAGGAATACCAGTCTCAACGATAAATTTGAAAAACTTTTCAATAATTGGAAGTAATGCCGCCCCGAGAGTTTCCTTCGCTTCATCGAAGGCAACTTGAACTCGAGCCATTTTGCCTTCAAAAGTTTCAGCTTGTGTTGCGGCGGCTCCGCCAAAAGTATCGCTAAGGGTGGTAATTGCTCCTTCAAGTCCAAGCGTTTTGATTTCTGCCGCCGATAAACCGACGCCTAAACGAGTTAGGGCTCCAGTATTACCTTCGTAGGCTTTACCTAAAGCGTTTGATACTGTCTCGACGTCTTTTCCAGTAGCAGCCGAAATATCAAGGGCAAGGGTAAGAAGACTTTGCGATTTCTCAAGATCACCTGTCGCTACTGCTAAACGCTGGAAGGCTGGACGAAGTTGGTCATCGGCTACGCCAGTCGCTAAAGAGGTTTTGAGAATTTGCTTTTCTACTGCCGCCACTTGAGCATCTGTGGCATCGGTGACATTTTTGAGAGCAACTTCTAAACGCTTTTGAGCCGCTTCGTCAGCGATTGCCGCTTGAACACCATCGACTGCCAACTTGACCGCATACGCGCCAGCGGCGGCCGCGGCCGCGGCAAACGCGGCTTTGGCTTTGGCACTAAATTTATCAACCTGTCCGGCAAATCCATCGACTTGATTCTCGGACTTCTTCATATCCGAGACGAATTGTTTTGTCTCAGCTAAGAGTTCAAGTTTGAGGGTGCGCCATTCTTTAGCCATTTACGCAGTCCATTTCTTTACGACTTTATTTATTGCGTCTTCCCAACGTCGAGTTAGTTCAGGCTGAATTTTGCGAAGGGTTGGATATATAAACCAACCTCGGGCTCCTGCTCCATATCTGCCGCTATACGTCGGAAATTGTGGATACTTACCTGTTGGATCACCAAATTCCAAGCCGCCCCAAAGTTGCTGTGTCGTTGCTCCACCAGAAAAACGCTGAGAGGCAAATCCGAAAGAGATGCGACCAGTTTTTGATGTTTTGCTAACTTTACCGCCATCGACGATTCGTTGAACTGCTCTGGCTGAAACTGTTCGGCCGTATCCGGCTTGGCGGATTTCATCATAAGCATACGACGCCAAAGCGTTCGAAGTATTGCGAGCCTCATCGACAGCTTCATCCCCCATCAAGGAAAACGCTTTTGCTAATTGCCGAAGTTCGCGCTGGGTGTATGCGCTGAATCCGCTATCTGCCACCATTCCGCTCCTTCAGTATTTCTATTGCCGTCAAGACTTGGTCGATGTCAGTCCATTCGCTCATCGGAATTCCGGTTGCTATCGCGATTTCAACGATCAGGCGATTTACGCTTCCGGACTCGTAACTTTTGGGCTTTCATCTCCAATCGTCATTTCATCGATTGATAACTCCCAGATTTCTTGGGACTTAGTTGGCTTTCCTGCCGCTTCTCGCTTGTAAGCGAAATAAGCCAAATCTAGGAAGTCCGCTTGCTGATAAGCCGAAATATCCTTCATCGAATAAATCGATTTGCCAGTTTTACGTTCCCACTTTGCCCATTCCGGTAGACCAGCGGTGTAAGTGACTTCCTCGCCGTGACTATATTTGATTGTGATTGCTAGTTTCATTGCTCCCGATGCTCCGATCTATTAGCTGAAAGATTCTGAAGGCTGTCCGACGACAGTCAGAGTCCAAGTGTCGGTGAGTGCTCCAGGAGCGGCTCCACCTGCGCTTGGGAAGATTGGCAATACTTGGAATGAGAAGGTAGCACCGGAAGCGGCTGTGAAAGATACAGCTACAGTCGTGTTAGGTGCCGTTTCAGCATTTGCCCACATTGACTCGAACAATGATCCATAGGCAGGGTTTGCGCCCCAGTCTTGGAGGAGTTCGATTGTGAATGTCCATTGCTTATCAACAGACTTGTATGCGCGACCATCAAGAGTCTGATAGGTCTCGATAATTGTCTCAGCCGACAGAGTGGCTGAAGTTGTTTGAGCGTCATATGGCTTCGTATCAAGTGTGAAGGTCACATCGCGCCCCGTGATAATTGTTGTGCTCATTGGGTCTCCTATGCGGTTTGCTCGTAGCGGACGCTCAAGCGAATGTCGGAAACGAGCAAAGTCGTCGTTCCCACTTCTGTCACCGTTGGTCTTTCAACCGTCGATAACTCATACTTGGAAGCGTTGAGCTTGCCAAGAATTCCTAGTGTTAGTTGCTCCAAGTTATCAAGAGCGGCTGGGTTGCTGAAATAGGCAACGCAAGCGGTGATGGTGTAATTCAATTTGACTCGGGTTGTTACTTTGCCCAGAACTTCCAATTCCATATATGGCGAGTCCGGAACTATCACAATAGCCGGAACGATGGGTGTCTCAGGAACGGAATCATAAACGTTGGCACTCAGAGTTGAAAGTGCTGTTTTGATTGCGCCTCGAACGTCGGTCGAGATTGGCATTATCCGACCATCGCTTCGACGTCGAGATAAGGGCCAAGAAGACCAGTTACTTTGGCGAGAAGATTCTTAGAGAGGCGGTAAGGTGTTACTGCGAAATCGATTCCTTCGATTGATCCGCCGGAGGCTGTGCGAGCTTGAAAGATTTCGACAGAGATAGCCAATACCGCAGACTCGACGTTAGGGTTTCCGACGTAGGTTGTGAGGCCAGAGAGAGCAGCGTTTCCTGCTGGGATAATGTTCTTTTCCAGTATGTCAGCATTTGTGATTGCGGCGGTAAATACATATTCGGTAATTTCGTCGTCGGTTACTGTGTGAGTTCCGTTGAATGGCGAACCGCATCCAGTAATGATGACGGATTGCCCTTGAGTAAATTCGTGAATTGTTGCGGTTTCAAAATACGCAACGTTGTTTTCTAATTTGACTTTGTTGATTTTGCTTTGGAAAGTGACAAGCATCGGAAGAATTAGATTCTCCGAGGTGTCGATGATGTCGTTTAGGTACGCGTCGTTATAGAGGGATGACGAGACGCCAAGAATGGTTCTTAGCTCTGTGGCCGTGACTATTGTTGGCATCTCGCCTTCCTTTCGTTCTTAGGGGTGACAGGCCAGCTCGGGAGCGGACTGGCCGTCACTATCTAGTTTCCTAGTTCTTGTTGAAGTGGCAGGATCCGTTAGCCACCTTGACAGCGAGTGCGCCGTATCCGTAGTAAGCGACCTTGACTTGTCCGGTACCAACAATGTCAGCGCGAAGCTGGAATCGTGGTGATTCGTACCAAGTGTAGGACTCTGGATTTACGACGAACATTGAGCCATCACCTGTGGTGTAGGTCAATGCAGAGAGTGAGCGAGATACGTACAAGTCGAGACCTGCAACGTTTCCGCGGAGTGACTGTGGGCTTACTGCTCCACCAGCGTTTGATGGTGCTGTCGCTGTGTAGATAGGACGTCCATTGTCGTTGTAACTCATAATGTTGGCCCATTGTTCTGGCGAAACTACGAGTGAGCGAGCGAATCCAAGGCTGTTCTCATATACCTCAGCAGCGGCTTGAGCAACATAACCTAGAAGGCCAGCTGCGGTGTTGTCCTGTGCTGTTGGTGCAAGTTGTCCGGATGAAATGATGAGGTTAGTGACGTACTTGTCGGTTTCCTTTGCGTAAGCAAATTCCATCTGACGGACAAGTTCCTCAAAGAACAATGGTGAAGAACGATCTAGAAGTTCTACCGAGAATTCCTGA